CATCACAAGGAGACGCTGCTCCCCGCCGGCGAGTGGGTCTGCACCGCGCGCCACGGAAACGACGGGCGGGTCAGGGGCTACCACATCAGCAGCCTGTACGCGCCGCTCGGATTCTATAGCTGGCCGCACGCCGTGCGCGATTTTTTGGAGGCGAAGAAAGACCCGGTCACCCTCAAAACGTTTATTAATACGAAACTCGGTCTGACCTGGACCGAAGACGCCGAACGCACCGAACCGGAGCACCTGGCCGCCCGCGTCGAGAAATACGACGCGCTGCAAATGCTGCCCGCCGGCGTGGCGCTGATCACTGCGGCGGTGGACGTGCAGGCGGATCGCCTGGAGTGCGAGGTGCGCGGCTGGGGCGCGGACTATGAAACATGGGGGCTGCAGCTCGCCGTATTCGGCGGGAGGCCCGACGATGCGAAAACCTGGGCGGCTCTCGACCACTACCTGATGCACACCCGCTACCCGCACCCGAGCGGCGAGCAGATTCGCATCAGCATTAAGACCATCGATTCCGGTAACTGGGCCAACCTGGTGTATGACTATTGCCGACCGCGCTGGAGCCGCAACGTTTTCGCGGTGAAGGGCGTCGGCGGCGCCGGGCGTCCGGCGGTAATCAGCCGCAACAAGAGCAAAACCAACAAGGTCTATATCTACCGCCTGGGCGTCGATACGCTGAAGGATACGATCCACGCCCGCCTGAAACTGCGCGAGCCCGGGCCGGGTTATCTTCACTGGCCGGATAATTACGACATGGAGTATTTCCGCCAGGTCTGCGCGGAAGAGCGCCGCACGCGCTACAGCAAGGGCTTTCCGATTTCCGAGTGGCACAAAACGCGCCCGCGTAACGAGGGGCTCGATCTGCTGGTTTATAACCTCGCGGCGCTGGAGATCAAAGGCGTGGACCCCACGGCCTACGCCAAGGCGCTGGCTCGACTGATCGCGGAGCGCGGCGGAGATCCGGCCACCGTGCTGCCCGAAAAAGGGGAGGGCGAGGTCGCGCTGGCCGCCGTCGCGCCGCCTCCGCCGGAGAAGAAATACGGCCCGCCGAAAAAGGCCAAACCGAAACGTAAACCGCAGTACCGCAATCGAGGATGGCTCGACTGATGCCGGACTATCAGGACATCGAACTCTGGCCCGCGCGCATCGTCGCCGGCGACGCGATCGACGAGGAGTATACCCTTGGCGATTACCCCGCCGACGAGTACACGATGAGCTGGGCCTTGGTGCAGTCCGGGCAGACGCCGATCGCCTGGACCGGCGGCGCCGATGGCGAGACGCATACGCTGCAGGTGGCGGGCGCGACGACGGCGGATTACCCGGCCGGCACCTGGAACATCCAGTGCTATGTCACCGACGCCGGCGGCGAACGCACCACGCTGGCCGAGGGCCAGATCGAGATCCGCGCCGACTTTGCCGCGGCGGACTCCACCCTGCAGGCGCTGAGCGAGGCGGAGCAGATTCGCGACGCGGCGCTGGCGACTCTCAAGGGCATTGCCTCGATGGAGCAGAAAACGGTAACCATCGAGGACCGCCAGGTGCAGTTTATGGGCCCGGACGAACTGCGCGCCACGATTGACTGGGCCGACCGGCGGATCGCCGTGCTGAAAAAGCAGGTCGATCTGCGGCACGGGCGCGGCAAATCGAACCTGATCCGCGCGAGGTTTAGCGACTGATGGGTATCTGGCAGACCTTGACCAAACCGCGCGGCCCGCTGGTCGCCAAAGCCGCTCCCGCGACCGAGGCAAAACAGCAGGTTGCCCGTAACCGGCGAGGATACGAGGCGGCGAATATTGGCCGCACCGATGGCGATTGGAGCACCGCCAGCGAGTCACCGAAGCGCGAGGTCTATGCCGCGCTGCCGACGCTGCGCGCGCGCTCCCGCGATCTTGAGCATAACTCCAACGAGCACCGCGCGTTTTTGCGACTGGTCGAGAATAACGTCATCGGACCCCAGGGCATCACCCTGGTCAGCCAGGCGGAGGTGCCGACGAGCCGCCCCAACGAACGTGCGCGCAAGACGATCGAGTCCGGGTGGCGCGATTGGGGATCCGCCGGCGAGTGCAGCGCCGATGGCATCGAGGATTGGGTGCGCCACTGCAAAATGATCCTGCGCCGCGTGGCATGCGACGGCGAGCTGCTGGTGCGCAAGGTCATCAGTCCGGACTTCCGCTACGGCCTGCGCCTGCAGCCGATCGAGGCGGACTACCTGCCCGTCGATTTGATCGACACCACGCGATCCGGAAACGAGATCCGCAACGGCGTCGAGATCGACCGCTGGGGCCGCCCGGTGGCCTACTGGCTGCACCGCGAGCACCCCGGCGACCGCTGGGGCTGGGGCGGCCACGGCGATTTAATGCGCGTACCTGCCTCCGAAATCATCCATGTGTTTTTGCGCGAGCGCCCCGGTCAGTACCGCGGCGTACCCTGGACAGTTTCCGGCATGGTGACCAGCCACCAGATCGCGAAGATGATCAAGGCGGAGGGAGTGCGCATGCGCGCGCTGGCCTCGCATATGGGGTTTTTTGCCCGCAAGGGCGAAGGCGTCGGCCTCGATCCGGGCGCCGAACTCGGCGACGGCGAGTACGACGACGACAGTCTCGATCAGGAGTTCGCCGCCGGCATCATGCGCCGGCTGCCCGATGGATATGAGTTCCAAAAATTCGATCCGCAGGGCAACGTCAACCTGCGCGACAACGTCAAGGTTTTGCAGCGTTCGATGGCTACCGGCTACGGCGCGGCCTATCACAGCCTGTCCGGCGACCTCGAGGGCGCCAACTATTCCAGCCTGCGCCAGGGCGCGCTCGACGAGCGCGAGGTCTGGCAAAACTGGCAGGAGTGGTTCGCCGGTACCTATTGCCGCCCGGTTTACGAGGCGTGGCTGCCGCTGGCGATCGCCAGCGGGCAGGTCGACGTGCCGTTCATCGATCCCGACCGGCTGCTCAAGCACACCTGGCGCGGGCGGCGCTGGCAATGGGTCGATCCGCTCAAGGAGATTCAGGCGCAGACGGCGGCGATCGACGCCGGACTGATGAGCCGGCAGGAGGCGATACAGATGCGCGGGCGCGACCCCGAGGAGGTTTTCGCCGAGATCGCCGGAGATGCCTCCGGTGGCGCCACCCCCAAACCCCCAATGCAATCCACGGAAGGAGATGCCGATGCCGAGGAGCAAAACGGCAACGGGACCGAACCCGCAGACGATTGAGCAGCGCGAGCGCGAACTTCTCGATCAGCCACAATTCCGGGAACTCACCATCCGCGCCGATGGCGAAGAGCCGAACGCCGCGATCGATGAGGAGGCCCGCACCGTCGAGATCGCGATCAGTAGCGAGGAGCCTTACGAGCGCTTGCTCGGCATCGAAATCCTCGGCCATCAGCCCGGCGAGGTCCGGCTCGAACGCCTGACCAATCACGCGCCGATGTTATATCAGCACGATCCCGACCGCCAGATCGGTGTGATCCTGCCCGATACCGTCAGCCTGGACGCGGATCGCGTGTTGCGGGCGACGGTAAAGTTCAGCCGCAGTCCGCTCGGCGAGGAAATATTCACCGACATCAAGGATGGCATCCGCCGCAAGGTCTCCGTCGGCTACCACGTAATCAACATCGAGTGGGAGACCGACGAAAAGGGCAACCGCCTGGAGCGCTACCGCGTGACCGATTGGATGCCCTACGAGTCGAGCATTGTCAGCGTAGCCGCCGACGACCAGGTCGGCGTCGGCCGGGCGGGAACGCCCGCACCCGGCGAGGCGAAAAGCGATTCTCAACCGCCGGACGATGGAGTGCCCGGCGATGTCAACCAACAGGGCGATATCGACGCCCGACGAAAGGAGGTCCTTGTGATTAAGGACAAGCCCGAAGATCAGGGCGTCGAGACGCCCGAAACCGCCCCCAAGGCGGAAACCAAATCCGACCCGCCCGTCGACATCGAGCAGGTTAAACTCAGCGCGGCCGACGAGGCGCGCCAGACCGAGCAGCAGCGCGTGGCGGAGATCGAGTCCGTGCGCGCCACCTACGGCGACGGGCGCACCGACATCCAGGAGGTGTGTAAACGCGCGATTATCGACGGCCAGAGCCTCGTCGATTTCCGCAACGCCTACATCAAAATCCTGGAAACCAAGCCGGTTAAGCCCGCCTCGCAGATCGGCATGAGCCGCGGCGAAATCTCCAAGTTCTCGCTGATGCGCCTGGTGCGCCATCTGGCGAAGGACAAGGGGCTGGCCAGCGGCCTGGACGACTGCGATGCCGGTTACGAAATCGAGTGCGGCGAGGAAGCGCTCAAACAGGCCCGCGCCTACGGCACCGACATCGAGAGCCGCGGCGGCGTGTTTTTGCCCTGGGAGATTCAGCAAGCGCTCAGCGGCCGCCGCACCCATCAGCGCCTGCTCGGCGCCGAAACCGCCACCGAGGGCGAGGAGTTCGTGCCCGAGCAGCTGCTTTCCGGCCAGACGATTTTCCCGCTCGACGCGCAGCGCGCGGTACGCACCCTCGGCGCGACCGGCCCACCGGTCAGCCCGTGACCACCGAGGTCACGCTGGCGCCGAAGCACATGGGCGCCTTCGTGCCAGTCAGTTTCCTCGGCCTCAAGCAGAGCGCGCCGGCCTTCGATCAGCTCGTAATGGCTGACGCGATGGTTTCGATTTACAACCTCGAGGACGTGACCGCGGTTAACGGCGGCGGAACCGACGAGCCGGACGGCATCCTGCAGACCACCGGCATCGGCGACATCAGCCTCGGCGCCACGGTGGGCGGCGCGCCGACCCTGGCGAAGATTTTGGAAATTCTCGCCACCGTCGGCATCGCCAACGTCAACCCCGGCCGCCTACGCTGGCTGACCAATTACAAGGGCGCGCTGGCGATGAACGTCGTGGAACTCGACTCCGGCTCCGGCAAATTTTTGCTGAACGTCAAGGACGATCTACGCGCCGACGGCCTGTACAACTTTTACGGCGGGCCGCTGATGATCTCCAACAACGTGCCCTACGATTTGGTCGAGGGTGGCGCGAGTGACTTGTCGGCGATTATTGCCGGCGACTTCAGCCAGCTGATCATCGGCGAGTGGGGCATGGTCGAGGTGATCCCGCAGCGGATGCACAAGGAGGGCGGCGTCGAGATCGGCTTTCACAAGGCCTACGATCTCGCGGTGCGCCATGCCGCGGCCTTCGCCGCCACCCAGGACTGCGACACCGCCGCGGTGCTCGCGTAACCATCAACTTGTAACCCGCCCGGTACGCCGGGCGGGGTTTATCGAAAGGACTGACGATGACTCCACTGATCGAACTCAATGCCAACTGCCTCGGTTCCGACCGCGTACCGCTGCGTAAGGGCCAGGTGGCGAAGGTCACCAAAAAATGCGCCGCCGATCTCCTCGGCGAGAAGCGCGGCAAAATCGTCGAGGGTGTCAAGCCCGACGTGGAACTGATCGGCGGCGAAATGAAAATCGTCTACGAGATGGATTTTGGCGACAAAAAGAAGGGCGCCACCGAGACGCTGCCGGATACCAAGGCCAGCACGCTGATCTCCCGCGGCTACGCCAAGCGCGTATAGCCGGCGCCGTTGCGGATGGTCGCGATTGACGAAAACGTGCGGCTGGCGATGCTCAGCACCGCCGCCTTTGCCGAGGAGGTCGCCTACACCCCGTACAGCGGGGTGGCGGCCTCCGTGCGCGGGATTTTCGATCTCGAGCCGGTGGACGCCGCCGGCGGCGCGGTGCAGGATCACGCGGCGACCTTCCTTACCACGGAAGATCAAATGAACGATCTCGACGGCATCACCGTGCCCACCGAGCCGCAGTCGATGAACGAGATCGGACCGTTTGCCAACGGCAAAACCTATTACATCCGCCGCTGGGAGCGGGAGTCCGACGGGTTTTTGCGGCTGCACCTGATCCGGAAGGACTCCTAACGGAGGGCCGTTATGAGCAATTCAACGACCAACAGATGCCGGTACCGAATAGCGGTCCGGAGCAAAAGAGCCGGCTGCTAAGCCATGGCCCTGCATCGCCGCG